GACAATCTCCATTTCGAACATTTCGACAAACATTTCAAGGTGGATTTGTGGTTGACACTTTTGTCGAAATGTTCGAAATGGAGATTGTCGAAAAAAAGGGGACTAGTTGCCTACGGCTGGTTTGGTCGCCACATGGTGGACCGCATTTCGACCCGTTTCGTCGGTCGGGGGCATAAAACGTCCCAATATAAATGGGCAAGTGTGGTCGATGCGACGTCGCCAACGCCGACACCAACCACTTTTGCACCCACTGCGGGTGCGCCTTTCCGTGCGAGTGCGTCGTGTGCTACGAAGAGACGACGCGCTACGGGCGCTGTGGTCACGCCATCTGCGCGTCGTGTGAGCACCGCCTGCCGACGCGCGAGTGCCCGATGTGCCGCGTGTCGCTCGACGACGTCGCCGTCGCCGTCGCCGTGGGTCGGTCGATGCGGAATCTGACCGACCTGGACGAGCTGGTCGTCGACATCAAGATGTTCGACCTGGACCTGGTGCAGACGCTGCTGTATCGATGCTGTCGGAGTCGATTCACCTCGTACGTGCAGTACGACGCCAAGTTTCTGGTCCGCCCGATCCTGTCCATCCCGCTGTTTGCGAGCAAGGCGCAGTTGGCTATTCCCGGGTGGACGCACGTGCGGTCGCTGGCGTCGGAGGACGTCGCCTTCATGCAGCAAAACCGCGAGCAGTTTGCGGACATCGACCTGCGCGACAAGGACGAGGCGTTTTTCATCGTGGTGCACCTCCGAGAGTTCTACGACCACCGCCGACGCGACTGATTGGCAGATGCCATGCAGAATCGACGCATCGTATCATGATTCGTACAGTTCCATCATCATGTGTCAGTCATTGATGCTCCATGTGGCGACCAAAAAATTGCGCGATTTCGCGACCACCTAAGGGAGTATAGGTTGGGTACTCACATTGGGCCAACAATGCACCAAATATTTTAAATCGGTTCCTGTTTACAGCCAAATGAGAAATGATTTAAAATATTTGGTGCATTGTTGCCCAATGTGAGTACCCAACCTATACTCCCTTAGGTGGTCGCGAAATCGCGCAATTTTTTGGTCGATTCTAGGTTGATGCTCCCAAACGATGATTTCTGAAAGGGTTCTTCGTCGAGTCTTCGACCTATTTATCCAGCCCAAACGAAGATTTTGGAAGCATGAACAAAAGAGGAAATCCGGATTTCGAAGGAAGCACTTTTCAAGGGCGTGAGTACTCGATTTGGGCTACGAACCATTGAAAAGTGCTTCCTTCGAAATCCGGATTTCCTCTTTTGTCCACCATTTCATCTTTTTGTTCATCCTTCCAAAATTTTCGTTTGGGGAGCATACTATTGCGAATGTGCGACGTTCTTCTCGCTACAATGGCATGGTCTCGGAAATCGATGGGACTCTATTTTCGATATGTATAAAACCCGTTACCTCCGCTGCACTCGTCTCTGGTTACAGGGCCGGCTGAATGAACGCATCGCAAGTTGCCGGTAAAGTTGTTTTTAATGACAGTTGCGATTTGGCAGTTCGCGTCAAACTTGCACCCTTCCACGCACGCATGTCTCCAATCATTCTCGTGTTCATCGCCCCTTGACTGCTCGTCTAGCGTGCGTAGTTGCATTTTCCCAGTGCATGCGCGGCCTGGATTGTCGCCGACCACGAGCCCCGCCAGCGACTGTGGGTCGGTTAGTCCGCTTAGGCCGCTGAGCGCATCATTCAAATTCATTTGGCCGATGGCGCTCCCGATCGCAGCGGCGTTGGCCGAGTCTAGAACCGCCTGGTCCTGCGCTGCGGTTGGTGGGCTGAAGCCACTCATAGTATTTGCGCCGAAGCCGTTCGACAGGTTAGGTTGCAATTGCACCTCCTGCGACTGTGCTACTGTGGTGGGGGGCGTGGCGCTTCGTCTGTTTAGGCCGCTGAGCGCATCATTCACATTCATTTGGCCGATGGCGCTCCCGTTCGCCGTGGCGTTGGCCGAGTCTAACATGGCCGTTGGTGGGCTGAAGCCACTCATGGTACTTACGCCGACGCCGTTCGACAGGCTCGGTTGCAGTTGCAGTTGCACCTCCTGCGACTGTGTGACGGTAGCAGGGGACGTGGCACCCTGGCCGACGCCACTCATTGAATTGACACTGCTGGTCATGGACGCGCCGGTGGGTGCCACATTTGGGTTCTTGACGAATGTTCCATACGGATATTCAGGCTGTCCGGGCTCGTCGCACAATTCCGGATATGTATTCGATGCGACAAGCCACACTCCGTTGTCATAATACCCTACGCACTTTGGGTCGTTTTTACATGCAGCCTGAAGGCTCTGTTCGTTGTTCTTTGGCACGCTGGACCAGTCCGTCATGAGCTTGCAGCCCCACGAGCCATCTGGATTACGTTTTGCGGCCTGGACACTCACCCAGCCGTTCGGAGGTTGTTTAATGCCTGCTTGTGAAGGTGCCTGTACCTGTGCCTGGGCGTCATGGTTAACCGTCCCGTCCGGGTTAATGTTTAGTCCAGATAGTCCCGATAGTCCCGAAAAATTTAGTTCCGAAAAGTTTAGGTGGCCAAGATTAAACGGTGTACTGGTCGTGGACGAACTGTCGATGCCTTCTAGCACATCATGCGACTGTGTGACTGTAGCAGGGGACGTTGCACCCGGGCCGACGCCACTCATTGAATTGACACCGCTTGTTATTGACGCGCCGGTGGGTGCCTGTGCCTGTGTCTTTTCCTGTTCCTGTGCCGCCGCGATTACACGTGTCCAATCGATTCCTGCGAGACCGTCGGACAGGCACTTGTTGTTATTCGGCGACATGCACTGCCAAACATCGTCCGGCATTTTTTCGAACGTTCCAGCGAATGCCTCTTTAACATCTTCGCATGTGCAACAACTGTCTTCACGTTCTGGCTCGCCTCGACGATTCATGGCGTTATAGCACGACGACGTCGGCTGCAATTGCGGCACGGTGGGTGGCGAGCCCCAGTGTTTCGCCCGTGACTCCATTATCTCAGCTTCTGTTGGTATGCCTAACGGCGGTGCCGGTACCTGTACATGTGCCGGTACTGTGGCTGGGCCTACGCCGCTGGTCGTGGACGCGCCGTTGCTACTCATGACTCTCCCCAACTTTTCGGCCTCTTCGCGACCTCTCTTTCTAACAAAGTATTCATATCGACCGGTGTCGGTTGCAGTTTCGTGGCAGTCTCCCGGTTTTTTGTCAGTTGCGACGAAGCAGATGCCGGTGCTGTAGTATCCAACGCAACGAGGGTCAGCCATGCACCTTTTCTCAATCTCGTCTCGATTACATGAGTTAGACCAGTCGTCGTTGTTGATTCGACATCCGTACGATTGATTGTGCACAGCATCTGACCGCCAGTTTGGTCCAGTATCCCAATCGGCATAGTTGGGATCTTGTAGCGCCTTCATTACAAGGTCGTGTGCGCAGAACTTGCTGCAGTAGTTGCCTGCCGGCTTGCCCGATTGGTCGCGCCAGTCGGCCTCGACCGCCGGGTCGTCGCACGTTGAGCCGAGTGTGCTTTTCCATAACATGCTCTTGTCGCACTGGTGGTTTTGCTTAACAGCAGTTGCTTGGTCGGCCATTTGTTGCGATGCTATGTTTGCTACAGCAGCTTCTGCTTGGGCGAGTATTTGTTGTTTTATTTGTTGTTTTAAGTCAATCGTTGGCGGTGGTGCGGGCGCCGGCGGTGGTGGTGGTCTTGGTACTTGAGCCGGTGGTGAAGGTGAAGCACCTTTCTTCTCAATTAGCCCATAGTCCATTGCGAAACACTCATCCTCGATACATTGCGTCCATTGTTCATCTTCGTCGCATGAGTCAATGCATCTTCGGCAATCGGTGGATATCGGAAGGTACGACAATTCGACACCGTTTCTACCTAATAGAAAGAGCGCCTTATCATCTTTGCTACAAATGCCGTCGTAAATCATTACAATTACATTTATTTATTTATTTTAAATCACATGTGAACGTAGTTTATGATCTTGCCGAACGTTCCGTTCCGAGTGCGTATTCGAAGCACCCTTCTAACGTTTTTTGTAAGGTCAAACCAACCTTTCAGAATCATTGTGGCGAGCATAAATTGCGCAATTTCAAGGCCCGCTACTTAACGACGAAACTGACCATGCGTGAGTACTCACGTTTGGGGCAATTTGGCACGATGACTGTAAATCATTTTGATTTTGTGGAGTTCAGTTGTGCAAATTTCCCCAAATTGGAGTACTCACGTATGGTCAGTTTCGTCGTTAAGTAGCGGGCCTTGAAATCGTTTTCGATTCACATAATATCGGTATGGCGAACAAAAATTGCGCAATTTCGCACCCACGACTTAACGAACGGTATGGCGAACAAAAAATTGCGCAATTTCGCACCCACGACTTAACGAGGGAACTTTATGCTCCCCAAACGAAGATTTTGGAAGGAGGAACAAAAGACGAAATGCGGATTTTCGAAGAACTTTTCAGGGGCGTGAGTACTCAATTTGGGCCACGATCCATTGAAAAGTGCTTCGAAAAACCGCATTCGTCCTTTGTTCCTCCTTCCAAAATCTTCGTTTGGGAGGGTAAACTTGCATACGTGAGTACTCAACAATCAGGCCAATTCGACACATTTCTCTTCAATCATTTTAGTGTCCATGGTAACTTGGCCTGATTGTTGAGTACTCACGTATGCAAGTTCCTTCGTTAAGTCGTGGGTGCGAAATTGCGCAATTTTTGTTCGCTAAATGGCTCCGAACTGAGTCCGAAATCCCCGATTGAAAGTTGCTCACATGGGCACTAAACGCCGTTTGGAGGAATGGATGATACTTCGGAATTCGGGGATTTAGGGGTCTGATCGGCAGAGATTTGGATCAGATTTTGCTCCCATTCCAATGCTAGTGCCTCGGCAATGTCAAAGTCTCCGGCATTGACGCTGCTGATGTATAAATCACTGATAATGGTCTCGCCGTCTATCGTCCGATAAAGCAATTCTCCATCAATAGGACAACGAACCTCATCGACCGATACAAAGCGATTGAGCTTAACGATCAGATCCTTTAAATACTTTCGTCTCCAAACAACGCTATCATAGAGACAAATAAGGTCGATGTTTAGTCCAACACGGGCGGTACTTGGGTATATACATGGGAGAGAATTGAACTTTTCTTCACATGCATACGCCCAAATTTGTGTTTCTGCGTGTGAGTAGCCGATGCACTTGCGTAGCATCACTTGTGAATCTCCCCCACAGTTCCTGGCATTCATCTCAATTAAGCAAGGGCCAGTATCGGTCATCATTATTTCGGCATGGCCCGCGCCATTCTGGATCTCCAATGCATTCAGCACGTTAAGTGTGTATGCTATCAGACTTGGGTCAAGTTGGCTTGAGTCGACCAGCCTCATGCTTTGATAGACAAAGGCTCGTCCATTTACGCGTCTCTTTTTGTATCTATATACGCCGACTACCTTGTGCAAACCATTTCGGGAGGCGGTGTTCACGACCCACTCCTCACCTTCGATAAACTCCTGAACCAGCGCTGATTTACCGCAGGTTCCGAAGCAGCTGGTCTCTTCCGTGATCTTACGATAGCGAACTTCCAATTCGGCAAGCGACTCGCAGAAGTAGACATCAACGGTGGCGCATGATTCAAGTGGTTTGATTACATAACCACCCGAGCATCTGCTCTGCTCTACAAATGAACGAATCTCATCGATTCTAGAGCATTCTTTTTGCAAAATCCCCCTCAGACCGACGTTCTTGACTCGCTCTTGCATCAGGTACTTGTTGAATCGGTATGGCGAGTATTTCATTGGATTGCCCCGTAAAGTTAGCTTGTCAGACAGATAATCGCACAATTGCACGTCCCAGTCACTCATTGGAACGACTGCTAGCAAGTCTGTAATTTCACTTAGCCGCTCGGCTAGTGCATCGTTGGTAGGTCCCAAAAACTGAATCATTTCGCATGGAGGCTCGCCGTGGAACGGTGCATTTATACTTACTAAAATGGGGATCAAACCGCAATCTTTGGCAATACGCACTTTTCTATTAAATTGGCCTCCCTCCCCTGTAAAAGACCGTATGATTGCAATGCTCATTTAGATGTGTTTTATTTTCGTGCGTGAGGTGCAGGGGAACATGAAACTACGAAATCTGAAACTTTGTCATAACATTGTAAATATCAGGTTGGTTTGGATGTAGACATCTCCGATTCCGTAGTTTGCGTTGCACTGGTGATGTGATGCGAAGATGTTGGAAGGCCGAACAAACCTAGCATCGACCCCAAAAATGGCGCGATTTTGCGAACTACCTACCTAGGCTAGGGTGGGAGAGCATAGGTTACTACTCACATTGGGCATTAAAAAATGCCCCAACGATTTGGAAGGAGGAACAAAAGAGGAAGTCCAGATTTTCGAAGCACTTTTCAATTCTCGCCACTTGAAAAGTGCTTCGAAAATCTGGACTTCCTCGTCTATCCTTCCCAAATCTTCGTTTGAAGAATAATCTTAACGAATGTATTGGCATGCGTGATGTGCGAAATCGCGCATTTTTCGCTACAGTCATGTCATCTACGCAATGGTTGTTGTTCGTTTACTTCGATTTATTACAAATTCTAATCGCCAATAATAAATGCCATCTATTTCAACTTTCTCAGTCGATGTACATATCATACCATATTTAATATGAGAATCTCTTAGATAATCCATTTCAGTGTCCAAAACGTATGATTGGCTTTTAGTGTTTTTTATATAATTTAATCTAGCCTGTTGCAGAAAAGAATATAATTTCTTACCTCTATATTCTTCTTGAATAAAATCATAACACAATTCGTAATCGGAATTTGAAATTTTAACTGCTCCAATGATTTCTTCGTTTACATTTTGAAGATAAAAGAATTCATTATTATCATCAGCTTCTTCGGGGTCCCAATTCATTTTTTTGTATAAGGAACGTATTTTGTTTTGTATATTCGAATCAGAGCCGCCTAAAAATGGACCATATACCCTAGGATAGCCATTAAGCATTTCTACTGGAGTTTCGGCTGGTTGAGTCGGTTCAGTAGGTTTCATGATGATATATTTGGACATTTTTTATTTTAATTCATGCGCCCCACAGCCCACAACACTGGAATGACGAAGTGACATTTCAGAGTACGTTTTCGAAGCACTTTTCAAGGGATTGGCTCTTATTGAATTGAATGAGCACCTGATGTGGGCCACGTGACGTTGAAAAGAACTTCGAACCAGCATTTTATGGCCCCCAAACGAAGATTTTGGAAGGCCGAACCAACCGTCCGGAACGCGTTTTCGAAGCACTTTTCAAGGGCGTGAGTACCCTATTTGGGCTACGAATCGTTGAATAGTGCTTCGAAAACGCGTTCCGGACGGTTCCAAAATCTTCGTTTGGGAGGGGTACATTTCCCTCGTTAAGTCGTAAGTCATGGGCCATGTAGCGAACAAAACAAATTGCGCGATTTCGCACCCACTACTTAACGAATGAAAAGTGGCTAAGAATCGTTGAAAAGTGCTTCGAAAATACATTCTGACCGGTATGGCGAACAAAAAATTGCGCAATTTCGCACCCACGACTTAACGAAGGTACTTTCATACGTGAGTACTCAACAATCAGGCTACTTTTCAATAGACACTGAAATGATTTAAAGGACATGTGTCCAATTGGCCTGATTGTTGAGTACTCACGTATGAAAGTACCTTCGTTAAGTCGTGGGTGCGAAATTGCGCAATTTTTTGTTCGCTACATGGATTCTGACACGTTGGTGCGGCCTTCCGAAATCTTCGTTTGGGGAGCATAAAATCCGGATTTCATCTTTTGTTCATCCTTCCAAAATCTGCGTTTGGGAGGAGTTACTCAGGAGTAAATGCTTTCGTTCGCCATACCGGCCTTGGGTGCGAAAGCGGGAAGGATTTGTTCGCCATACCGAGTTGGGGTAGTATGATCCCTTTCTGGGTACCAACCGGAGATTTTGTCTGTCAGTTGGAAGACACTCGTACATAGGATAGTTTTTCGATTGTTTGTCTCTTCCCGTCAGTCAGCGTCAGACCCCGAAATCCCCGATTAAAAGATGCTCACACGGGCACGAAACGCCGATTGGACGACAAAATGGACCATCGGGATTCGGGGATTTCGGGGACTGGTCAGCGTCCTTCGTCGTCCGCCTGAGCCTAGTGGCGAGCATTAAATTGCGCAATTTCAGGCCCCCACTTAAGGAACACAGTTGACTATGATGCGAGTACTCACATTTGGGCCAATTTTTCAAGCATGTGCATATATCATGCTAGGTTTGTTGATTTCGTGTAGAAATTGGCCCAAATGTGAGTACTAACATCATACTCAACTGTGTTCCTTAAGTGGGGGCCTGAAATTGCGCAATTTAATGCTCGCTTCACGGCGCCTGAGACTGGTGAGGATGGTGTCCAGGGCTCCTCTGGCCTGTCCACTTGAGCCGTTAGCAGCCCAACATTTTGTTCGCCACAAAAGAACACGCACGGTAGTCTATCCTAGAGCGAAATTTGGTCCATTTTGGTATAGATTTGAAAAAGTCCACTCGGCGCATCGACTTTCTGGCGAGACTCTTCTGGCATGGTCATCGTGAACTTGTGCCAATCGTCGTTTGCCTTGTACACTGACTGAACCAGACGATACTGGCATGTTGGAAGAGACTGCGTCAAGAACCAAGACAAGGCACTGTGTCGCAGGCGCTTGACTTGAAAAGACGATTTGTCGATGGTCGACGACGAGACGACGGTCAGGTTCCCAAGTTTGTCCGATTGCATCAGCCTTTTTACAAAGCCACCCGAGAAACACGCATCCACTATCACAATAACGTCCACCTTTGGATTCTGCAGGAGTGGTGATAGCCTTTCAACCAACTCCCAGTCGTGGATGACGTTGTCGAAATTGGTATGTCCTGTGTCGATGTCGTATGCCATTATGCTGGATGATACCTCACCACTCGCAGAAACCAAACGCTCGCCGTGCGACGAGCAAACAAATGCGAATGTGGTCCGTAAGGTCGGTGGGTTTTGATTTATCACGGCTGTTATGGCATCGATGTGTCGATAGAGTATCGGTTCAGTTGCGTCGTGGATTTGGCTCTCGTCAAAGCCGATGTGTTTTGCAAGGTCTTTTCGACTTTGCGTGTCTGATAGTACGGATACTGCATATTTTCGATGTTGCAGCGTCCGAAACCATGCTTCTATGTCGTTATGAGCGTACACTAGGGCTGACATCTCGGGGTTTTGGTAGTTTGAAATGCCCATAATGATGGCAAACTTGGACTGCGATTCACCAGGGTGGTTCATCAGACCACCGTAGGTCGTTTTCGTCGTAGCAGACTTTACCATCGTGCATGCTATTGTTACGACAATAAAAACCGAGATTAGTGCCAATGATGTTCGCATTTATTACGCCACTATTACTTTTCCCCAAACGAAGAACGTCGATACCCGAATCCCAGATGCATGTTCCCCGTAGTATTCGCATCCGCACCGTACTTTGCGCACGTTTTCATGAGTATGAGTGCTCGTTTTTTGTTCGCTGCGTGGTTTGAGCTACGGTTTATTGGCCGCGGTGTGGCGAGTAAAAAAGTCGCACTTCAGGCATCTGACCTCGGTCGAAAGTGGAGAAAAGAAAACTCGATAACAACAAAAGAATGATTTTATGGTCTCCAAACGAAGATTTTCGACGGTCGAATGAAACGTTCGATTTGGGAGGGATACATTTTCGAAGCACTTTTCAAGGTATAGAGTACTCCATTGGGGCTACGAATCGTTGAAAAGTGCTTCGAAAACGCATTCTGAAAGGTTTGTCGAGCCTTCCAAAATCTTCGTTTGGGGAGCATAAAGTTATCTCTAACTGGTATCGGTAACGGGCATCGTATCATCTTTATGTCGCGACCGCGATCCCAGTGTGATGATTGTTACAAATGCCATTTAGAGAGAGTACGCGGTGCTTACGTTCAACGTCGGCGATCTTGGCTGCGGCGTGGGAGTGCGCAAGTTCAGTTTGGAGGCGGACCTCGTGTCGGATTCGGGGCTCGTGAAAACGGACCGGCGCCTCACGGAAGCGAGGGTCGTGATAAGACGTCCGACGACGCTCACGGTGCCGTGCGCGTCTGGGGCATACTTGGCGGTGGATGGGCTCGTGTGTAAAGTAGGCGTAGTGTTTGCGACGACGCTGGGGGTCGGTCTTCCAAAGCATTCATTTGGGAACATAAAGTTCTTGGAGACCGCAAATGCATCGGCTGGCCGCCTCACTAGTGTTTAGACCAGTCGTCGGCAACTAGTCCCCTTTTTTTGGACAATCTCCATTTCGAACATTTAGACAAAATCGTCAACCACAAATCCAGGTTGGAATATTTTTCCACATGTTCGAAATGGAGATTGTCCAAAAAAAGGGGACTAGTTGCCGACGACTGGTTTAGACACACCATTCAGTCACGTGCCAGCACTGTACGATAGTCTATTCCGTTGCCAAGACACTGAACGACTCCTGCTGCTTCCAGATATGTCTGAACAAGGATGACCGTGGGTGGGTATGAGTAATCATGGGTACTGAGGCATGTCGTGTTCTCACGCACTACGATCACCGGAATGCTTAGCCGAATACACGCGGCATGAGGAGCACCCCAGCACCCATGCGGTGAGATCATGAAGTCGATATCTTCTTTCACTAAAGCAGTCCGAGCCGTCGAATGATGGATTTGCATAATCCGAGGAGCACGATGTAAGCCTTTCAAAACACAGAACATGTAGGTATTGGAAATGACTTCTGGACTCATGTCTCGATCGACGACTAACGAGCGATACCAGCTCAGTTCACTGTTGACTGGAGCATGTGCGACTGGCTTGTTAAGTGCTGTAGCGATGATCTTCGTCACAATTGCCTCGATACCACCCCATGGATTCACACCACCATGTTGCCAGTAAAGGGCTTCCGTCTCGGTATCCGTCTCAATGGCAGTACTGATGGCGAGTGCTTCAAACTCTAGTGTTCGTACTTGCTCAATCAGTTCATGTACCCCTGAATAGGAACCACCTGCAGTTCCGTCCTCGTTGAACCCGACCTTCATTCGTAGTGGTGTGGATAGTTGGAGCAGTTGTATATCAGCACCCAGACCCCATATGCCGGCATTCATCGTATTGTGAGATGCATAATCCGCGTCATTGACCACCATCAGAATACGGTTGTATGTTTTGGTAGGATGGAGGTTTATCTCCCCGTCGAGAAAGCGATCGATGCTGCTTCCTTCTACGTACAACACATTGGGTGGCTGCTCATTGATATCTGATGCATTCAATGCATTGGGGTTGACAATCAGTTGCTTGGCGCAGGACGCGATCAATTTCACACCCGGATTAAAGCCTGCATGTCCGCCCAGTTTACAGCCAATGCCAGTTGGGATAATCATAACGCCCGTGAGGCATTTGTTAGATGCATCCATTTGTGTCATATTCCTTTATTCATAGTTTATCCATCCGAAACGAAAATATGCGTTCGGAAATACAAGACAGAGCATGCTCCCCAAACGAAGATTTTACAAAAGATGCAATCCGGATTTTCTAAGCAATTTTTAATGCATCGTAGCCCAAACAAAGTACTCACATTCTTTAGAAAGTGCTTAGAAAATCCAGATTGCATCTTTTGTCAATCCATCCCAAATCTTCGTTTGGGATGGACCCAGGAACAAAAGATGAAATGCGGATTTTCGATGCACTTTTTTAGTATCCCAAACCAAGTACTCACACCCGAAGCGGGAGATACCAGCCACTTTGAAGACGACTTCTACCCGGTTCCAAGCGATGAATTGGGAAGGCCGAACCAACGTTTCAGAAGCAGTGTGGCGAGCATAAATTGCGCAATTTCAAGGCCCGCTACTTAACGATGAAATAGACCATACGTGAGTACTCATGTTAGGGCAATTTGGCACAATGACCTTAAATCATTTTGATTTTGTGGAGTTCAAGTGTGCAATTTTCCACAAATTGGAGTACTCACATATGGTCTGTTTCATCGTTAAGTAGCGGGCCTTGAAATTGCGCAATTTATGCTCGCCACATGGTTCAGAAGGTCCCCAAACGAAGATTTGGAAGGAGGAACAAAAGACGAAATGCGGATTTTCGAAGCACTTTTCAAGGGCGTGAGTACTCAATTTGGGCCAATATCCATTGAAAAGTGCTTCGAAGAGCCGCATTTCGTCTTTTGTTCCTCCTTCCAAAATATTCGTTTGGGAGGGGTAAAATTCAGACACAGAATGCGTTTTAAAAGCGCTTTTCAACTTTTGTAGCCAGAATGTTATTCTCCCCAAACGAAGATTTGGGAAGGGTGGAAAAAAGATGAAATGCGGATTTTCGAAGCACTTTTTCAAAGGGCGTGAGTTCTCCATTTGGGCCACTAACCATTGAAACAAGAACCGTCAATGTGCTACGTCGACTTGTTTAGAGGTGGACCGATTGAGTTGGTATCCTGAAAATGCGATACCTTTCAGACCCGGCCTCGTTGCCATTTCTTCATTTTCAAACCGTGTGGTTTAGGGGGAGCATATACATCATCATTGTGACACCGTGTGGCCGTGTCTAGTAGCCCTTTTGACAAACGGTGCACCGCCCATCGACCGGATTCATGAAGTGGTACACGAGTTCCGGTCATCCACGCTTTCCCTTATTGCCTTCGCCTTGCCCCTAGCCGAGCCCGCTGCCCATTCTCCAGCGAGATCATCGCAAGCATCGCCGTCTCCAGGAGAACATGCAACTACAAATGATTCAATGCTTGTCATGCATAGCGTCTGAACCTGGGTACTTTCCCATGTAGCGAACAAAAAATGGTGCGATGTTACCCCTCCCAAACGAAGATTTTGGAACGAATGACAAAAGAGGAAATCCGGATTTTCGATATACGCTTCAATGGTTAGTAGCCCAAATCGAGTACTCACGCCCTTGAAAAGTGCTTCATTCGAAATCCGGATTTCCTCTTTTGTCATTCGTTCCAAAATCTTCGTTTGGGGAGCATGGGTTATTTCGCACCCACGACTTGACGAAGGAACTTGCATACGTGAGTACTCCACAATCAGGCCAATTCGACACATTTCTTTTAAATCATTTTAGTGTCCATTGTAACTTGGCCTGATTGTGGAGTACTCACGTATGCAAGTTCCTTCGTCAAGTCGTGGGTGCGAAATTGCGCCATTTTTTTGTTCGCTATGCCGGTACTTTCTAAATCAACATCACACGCTTCGTAGTTGCGTGTTCCAGTGTCCGCCTCCGCCCTGAGGCTCGGAGTCAGCGTCCGATGCGCTTCGAAAAGACTTTTCTAAGAAAGCCGTCGGCAACTAAGTCCCCTTTTTTTCGACAAAATGTTCGAAAGGGAGATTGTCGAAAAAAAGGGGACTTAGTTGCCGAAGGCTGTTCTAAGACGGTTCCGTGCGGTTTGGTCCGAGCATCGAGACGGTGCATGCCGAGAAGAATGTTGCCTTCGCGAATGGGCCTGCCCATTCCGCTGTGGATAAGTATCGCAAAAGTTTCTTCACACCTCGGAGCCGAATGGTCTAAAAAGAACCTCCGACTCGCGGTATGGCGAACAAAAAATTGCGCAATTTCGCACCCACTACTTAACGAAGGAACTTTCATACGTGAGTACTCAAAGTCAGGCCAAGAAACAATGGACACTAAAATGATTTAAAAGAAATGTATCG